GCAATGCCAATAGCCGGGTCATCCTCTGTGTGAGGAATGCGGGCCCAACTGCGGAACTTTGCTAGGTCTAGAGCCATTGTTCCTCGCTGTAGGTAGGTGGGGCCGAAGCCCCACCCACCTAAAGGATGAGAGGATCAGAATTACGAAGCGGCGTTGGTGACTTGCAACTGCACCAGCGCATTGACGCGGGTGTGGTTGGAGTTGGCAAACATCATGCCCTGGTAACGAATACGGCCCGTACCGCTCAGGCTGTATTCGTCGCGGGTCACTGACATAGAACCCCATTCACGCATCGCGAAGGCGTCTCGGATTCCGCCGAGCACTACCAAGCAGTTCTTGCCAGTGGTGTTCGTGGTGATCTGCGCAGGAGTGTATTCCGTGATGAACACTGGGAGCCCAAACAAGGTAAACGGTGCAGCGTTCTGAATCGTTGCTACGTTGTCCGAACTTGGGACAAAGATCGGCACATTGTTGACCAATGTTCCGGCAATGACTGCATAAACGTCTTGCGGAATGATCCAAGCCGCGGTGTTCCAATACGCTGCTGGCAACTTCGTGTAGCGCATTTCAAGGAGCTTAGCAACCCAACCGGCAGACGTCACGCCAGCAATGCTGTTCGCGCGGAGGTTTCCACCGCCCGACGTTGCAGTTGCTGTAGTGATGTTGATGCCAGTGGTGCTGGTTACCTTAAAGATGCCGGTTGGCTGATTTGTACCTGAGCCTCCCACGTAGCCAAATTCAAGGTTTTTCTGCAGCTGAACCTGCAAATGTGAGAGGACTTCCTCTTCCACGGAAAATGAACGGTCGGATTGGACGATGAGTTGCTGAGACACTTCGGTCTTCGGCAAGCAAAGAACCGGTGGCAATGCAACTTCCGTGAACAACGGATCAGCAGCGGTTGCAGCAACGGTGCCCGTGTCGGCTTCAGTCCAGGCAGAGGTGTAGTCCGCAGTCTTCAGCGTCGAGTAACGAAGCGCTTGGTATCCCTGAACTCCTGTCCGCAGGTCTCCGATGCTTCTCATGATTGAATTCGCAGAAAGGTACTTCATGACCATTTCTTCGTAAATCTTAGGAATGAGAATCGAGCTCGAAGCGGTTGAAATCAGTTCACGCTGTTCCGGCATAGTGCCGTTGCGCAAGTAGTTAACGAACTGATCCTTGTACTTCGCAGAGTCACGAATGTCGAGCGAACGCTCGTTGTCGCGCTTGACGATGTTCTCAATGGCAGACGATGAAGCGAAACGCTCGCGCACTTGCGCTGCGCGGATCTCTGCATCGAGCTTGCCGAGTTCGTTGGCGACTTCGTGGCCGCGGGCCTCGACTTCGACGGACATGGTGTCCTGGGCGAGAATGGAATCGCGCTCTGCAACAAGCGCCTTACGGGTCTCAAACATTTCAGACAGTTTCATGATGGCATCCTTAATCGCAGACGAAGCCGGGCAACGCCCGACTGAAGGGTTCTTGCCTCGACGCTCGTCTGCTGATAAGCGCCTTCGGACACTACGGAAATTTCGATCAAACGAACTTGATTGAGCGTGCGTGTGTTGCCGCTCCAAGAATCTGAGATCACGTTGAAGCCAAACGACATCTCCGACAACACGCCAGCGTCCACCAACTGGCGAACGTCCTTAGCGCGTTGGGTGTCGGGCAGCGTTACTTCAAACGCAAGGCCGTGCTGATCGCTGCGCAGTTGCAGCAATCCGCTCTTGGTGTTGGCGAGTAAGTCGCGTGAATCGTGACCAACAAGTAGCGAAATGTTGCTACTGAGTGACGAATCAAAAGCGCCGCGGGCGACACGTTCGGTAAATGGCTTGCCGCCATTGATGCCGCGGAAGGTCAGCGGGTGACTTGGAGCGTCATAGACCGAGGCGTAGCCGCCGATCTTGTCGCCAGTCATGGCTAGTTTGGCTGTGCGAATCTCAAGCAATGTCTTCACCTCCATCGATGTTTCCGGCGGCGTTGTCCCCTTGCGTGGCGCTCATGCCGCCTGGCATCGACACACTTGGAATTTCGAACTGTTCGCCTTCGATCGGTGGCAAACCCATGCGCTTCCGACCGTCGTTCGGTGAGAGGATCCCGGCGAGGACGAGTTTCGACAGCGCCATACCCGCATCCCGCATATTGCCGCGGAGCAGGACGTCGGTATCGAGCCTTGCGTGTTCGCCGGGCCCGCAGAGTTTTCGCGTGATCTCCGACTCCCACGCTGTCACCCATTGGGCTAGTGCGCCATCGACGTAGGCGCGTGCTGTTTCGGATTGTGAGGAGAGCGCGCCGCCGCCCTGCTGGTAAAGCATTTCCGGGGGGATGCCAAAGGCGCGCGCCACTTCCTGAATGGAGAACCGGCGCGACTCCAACACATTGCTGGTGCTCTCGCTGATCTTCTCGGCCTTCATGCCCTCGCGCAAGATCAACGGGCGCGACGCGCCTTCAGGCGTTGAGTGCATCGTCTGCCAGGCGTCGCGGATGGCTTGCACCGTCTGATCGGACATAGCGCCAGGGTGGCTAATGCTGATCTTTCCGCCACTTTTAATAAGCGCCGAGTGCGCCGCGTCCTGGTCTGCGGCCAGATTGAACGCTGCCCGTGCTGCGTCCAGTGGCCCAATGAACCAATCCGGGCGCAGTGGATCCGGGTAGCAACCAAGATGCAGCACCTGGTCGGAGGACAACGTAGTACCGGCAAGCTTGTAGATCACGCCGTCTTCGGTCATTTCCGAACTGATCGCGTTCGTCGGCATCGGTTGCAGTTCCGCAACAGCGCCTGAACTATCGCGCCGAATTAGCGCGACACCGTTGCCGGATTCGAGCGCGCAAGCGGTGATGTAGCGTCGGAACTCGTAACCTGATTGCCAGCGCGAGGCGTCGCGGCTCATCAGTTGTGTAATCGGCGAGTCAACCAATTGACCGTCGCTATCAACGACGTGGAACGGTAGCCGTGCAAGGTCTGCCGATATCAATTGAATTGCTCGAACGACCGCAGGGAGGGACGATATAGCCGGTGCGGCTAGCGGCTCCGGCCGTGCGTAGACGACCGTGGCGCTTCTGAATCCCATGAACCTGGCGAAGATGCTCACGCAGAGCATGGAACAAGTCCGCCTAGGACTGTCAATAGCGATTTACGGACTTGGCACCGAAACGCAAAATATCTTCACGGTGAAGTACTTACTTCACCCGATCGGACAACTGCTCGTACTTAGTCCGGTTGCCTCCCGCACCTGGTGATGCTCCATCAACAGCGCAGCCATGTTGCCGGAAACGATTACGTCCATGTTGCCCTTGCCGCCGCGTCCCTTTACCGGCCGGATGTTGCCCACATTGTCTGAAATCAAGGTGATTTGGTTGAGTCCGGACACCAAAACGGGGTCGTTGTTGTACGTCAACTGCCTACTTTTGAGGAGGTCTGCCCAGCACTTCCAGGCCGGAGCCATCGTGCGAATGCTCTGATCGACGGTCACGATAGGCCATCCGCGGTCGATCCACCGCTTAATGTCACGCGCTTGCGCTGGATGTGGGTCTACTCCGATCTTGCGGACGTCGTACGTGGCGATCATGTTCTCCAACTCTGCCTCCACCACGCTCATGTCCTGCCATTCACCAGGCATACGCCGCAAGTGCCCTGCCTGAATCCACTGCTGTAATGGGTTCTTGCATTTCTTCTCGTCTAGTGCGATGTCCACGCCCGCCCACCAGCACACGTTGCGGCCGCGGATCATCTTGCCATCCACCACCATCAAAGTCATCGCTGTAAGGTCGAGCTGCGGGCCGTAGCCACCGCGGCTCAGGTCAATCGCAATCACCGCCGGCTGTCCGCGCAATCGCGTCCAATCAACCTCCTCAAACTGCCGCTCAAGGATCGCAGTATCGACATCGGACGTCGCAATCGTGTGATATCTGCACGCCAACTGCGTTTCGAACTCGGCAATCTGCACGGGATCACCTGTATTTAGCATCGTTTGCGCAGCCAATTGCAATTGCGTCGGGTCAACAATCGTGCCTAAACCGGGGTGCGCCTTCGCCCAAACAGCAGGATCCGAGGCAGAATCCTCGGTATCTAAGCCGTAAATCATGGGCCACCACCCTGCTGGATAGGGCGTTCCGTCAGCAATTGCAGCCTCACACGCCTGCCAGTAGCCCCAAATCGGGCGCGTTCGCTGCTCAGGATCCGGCGTTGTAATTGCCAACAGTTGCGACGTGGCAAACTTGGCAAGACCAGTGAGCAAGCGCCCGAACGCCTTGTCCATGCGACTGCATTCGTCTGCAATGGTTAGCCGGCTCGTCAAACCGTCGAGGGCGCGATCGGTGCATGGCAGCGATATGTACCGGTTGCCACCGTGCACCACTTTGCCTGGGTGCGCCGGCGTCGAGCCGCCCGAGGATCGCCATCCCTGCTCGTCTTTGTCGCTGTCATCGAGCGCCAGGGTGCGGCACATGGTCGCCATGCGCTCGAAAGTCTTCTGTGCAAGCCGACCATCGGGCGCGACTGAAGAGAACTCCAGCGCTTGGGATCCGTTGCGCATCGCCGCCATAATCATTGATGCCGCGAACTCGGTCTTGCCGTTCCCGCGTGCCACCACCAACAACAGCGCCTTGGTTGCCGGCGTGTCGGTCTTTACCTTGGCGATTACCCGCCGCCTGGCGAGGAGGATCATCGCTACCAGGCATTGCCACGGCATCCATTCGAGCGCAGTACCCGCGCCTTCCTCGACGCCTTGCCCGCACTTGCGTGCAAACGCTCGAGCCTCTTCGGCGCGAGGTTCGTCCCACCACACATCGTGCGATGCCGGCGCTTTCCGCTCGGCTAAGTAGCGCTTGCACGAATCAACGATCCGCAAATTGGCGACTGCGCTGCCGCTGGCGATCGATTCGGCGTAGGCGTCGGCTAGGTCGGCGCATAAAGGCGGTCGCTTGCTGTGTTTACGCCGTGAGTCTGTTCCGCCTGATCCCCCACGCGGTGCCTTTGGAATTTGGGGGGGCTCGGCCCCTTGACGGGGGCTCATTTTTTATTTTTTTTATCAACCAAGGTAGTTGGACAAATAATTTTTTCGTTATTGGTCTTGTGCGAGTGACATGCCACGCACAACGACTGCAAGTTCTTCCACTCATTCGTACCACCACGATGCAATGGCACGATGTGATCTGTCTCAAGATCAGCAACACCACCACAGTGAGCACAGCACATATGCACAGCCTTATGCTCACGCGCTATGCGTGTCCATGTACCACCACGTGAGCGTGATGTCTGCGCATAGTTGAAGGTCTTACCTAGATCGGCTTTGTATTTCCATCTAGCCATTTGCGCACCTCTTCCATGAGTCGTGTGTCGTGCTCTTCCCTCCACGCTAATAGCCATTCCTCATCATCCTGACGAGCAAGCACCACTGGCAACCAATGACAGTTAGCATCAGTACGTGCCTGAAGCATCGCATCCTCAAGACCAGCGCAACGTGGTGCAACATTGGGTAATACCACCCCATCGTGCATCACTTCAACCAACTTGGACAGCCGGCAAATCAGCAGACTTCCACTGGTAATAAGAAGGTCATTTGCTAAGCGCTTGTAGACATAGGTGTAGCCAGTCTTGCGGCGCTTCACTTCTACGTGGATGTTCCATGGCACCATAGCCTCAATATCAGCCTTGCCCTTGCCATAGCGCTGGGCAGTTCGCTGCCAGGCAAACGGGAACACATTTGACAACGCTCTACAGGCGTCAAGCTCCCCGTTCTTGCCTTTGAGGCGGGAATTGGTCATCCTGAGCCCTCATAAAACGCCTTTTCAATGTCAGCATCAGTAATACACCGGCTTGGACTTGGCGCCGGCCCAAGGTCTTCGATGGTGTCCCGGCGCTGCCTGACGTTCTCAGTAATGCCATTCATGCCAGTGCTCTTCACGCTCATGGGCGTGCACATCAAGCGCTGCATGCTGGCAATCTGCTCGCGCACGTTGGCTAGTTGGTCTCGTTTGGTGCTGATTTCGGCAGTCAATACGGCTAGCAGGGCGCGTAATGAGGCATTCTCGGTCTCCAGGTCGCTCATCCTTGTGACTCCATGACAGTTGTGACGGACGTTTCGGAACAATTACTCGCAGCAAGAGGCTATAGGTGTATATATATATTTATGTAAAAAGAGTGTCACTACTGTCATTGGTAAATCCATACACGAATTCTCGATCGATTGGGATGACAGTCGGGTGACGGGTGACACTACTGCCATACCTCCTGCACCCGTAGACCGATGTAGACCCTGCTCTTGGCAGTGCGGACGTCCCGTAGCGCCTCGCGCTCAATCAGGTCATTGCGTAGGTTCGTCCAGCTCTTGGGCTTCCTGCCGACTCCCTCAACGTACGCCTTGTACGAGGCGTAAATGGGTCGGTGCCCCATCTGGCAATCCCAGTCAGTCTCGGTGCTTTCGGCAAGCCACTCGCCGACCGTATCGACGTCCGTCAGGTACTCATCGGTAAATGCGCGGATGCTGACAGGCATCGCTGCCATCAAGTCTCCCTTGAATTCGTCCTGCAGGCGGTACAACCCCTCCAGTGCCCATCCAAGGACTTTCCCGGCTTCTGCCCTCAATGTTGCCTTGAGCCCCGTATCGCGGATCGTAGGGCGTGTCTCAAACCTCAGGACAGCCATCCGATCCCGCATGGCGCTATCGACCTTCCCCAACTGAGGCGGGTCGTTGCTCACAACAATCAACTTGTGTGTCGGCGTGAACGCAAACGGGCGCCCGTAGGGGTTGCGGGCATGGATGGTGTCCCCACCGGTCAGGGACTTGGCTGCAGGCGCGTTCCAGTAGTCCCCTTCGCCGGTCTCATTGACTACAGCCATGCGCTTGCCCTTCAGCACTGCCTTCCAGTAGGCGCCGTCACTGCCTCGAACGCCCAACAGCACCTCCGCAGGGATGATGCATCCGTAGTCCCCAAAGGCATGCAAGAGGGTCTCGACGAAAATCGACTTGCCTGTGCCGCCTGGCCCGTAGACAAACACCAGGCAACGCTGGTTACTCACGCCCGTCAGGCAAGAGCCTGCCCACATCTGTAGCCACTGCCTAGCCGCATGGTCGGGCATCGATTCGCCTACGAACTGCTCCCAGCGGCTGTCGATGTACCCGATATCGGGTGCTTGCGTCACGGTCATCGTGATCGGATAGGCAATCGATGGGTCAAGGAGCTCGTCCGTATCAATGCGGATCGCTCCAAGCGGCGTACCAATCAAGCCGCTTGATGCATCGAAGTCTTCGAACGATCGCGCAACGGTATCGTCGGTCTTCGCGTAAGCCATTGCTTCACGGGCAAACCGACCAGGCAACTTGTCCGGGAACTCGCGCATCACGTAGTCAGTGACTACGCGCTCGGCAAGCCCTTTATCGTGCTTGTACCGAAACTCCATCGGATCAAAGACCATCCAATGCTGGAGCGCGTCTACCCACACAACTCGGGCATCACGCAAGGAACCAACGATGGCGGCGAAGTGGTTGCGTATGGTCATGACTTCTTTCTTTCTGCAACGTGGTAGTCAACGATTAACCGCAGCACCCACAACGCATCCGCCTTATTGCTCAACAGTTCTTCACCGCGAAACTCAATCAATTCGGATGAATAGGATTTATCCAGCGCAGCAACCATAAAGTCACTGAGCACTTTCTCGCCCCGTGTTGTCACATCTGAAAACGCGGAGACTAGATCGCCTTTGGTTGCAGTAAACGCTCCGGAAATCTCGGAGGCTTGAGCGCGCAGTTTCAGTTCGTCTATCGTTGTCATTTTTTACCTTGTTTCCAATCGCTTACAACGATCTTCTGAGCAGATGGGTCTTTCCCAACCCGCCGGAATTGATCCTCACTCAGCACATTTAATCCGACATGCGCCGCAACACACATGCAACGGTGAAGAGTCACTGAATGAACGTCAACAGTTCCATCTGGTGTGGATTTATGGCTTTCGTGAATTGCGTCCCACATGCGAACTTGAAAGGACGGCAATCCTAATTCCTTGCACTGCGTTTCTAGACTGCAGATCCAATCCAATGACCAAGCGCGATGCTGATCGATTAAAGCCATGCCACGCGATTGATTGACTGGCTTCCACCTCAATGGTTTGCTGCTCATTAGAAGGGAATCTCCTCTCCCTGCAGCACCTCGGTGAAGTCTTTGATCGTGTACTCGGGCCCGTACTTGCCGCCGTCCTTGACGGTGCAGTTGAACTCACCGTAGTAACCAGGGGACAGAATGCCGACCCCCTCAAGGCTTGGCCATGCGGTGAGCATTTCGCCAGTCTCCAAATACACCTTATAAACAGGGCCGCGGGAAGTCTCGCGGGTCTCCACCTTGGCAACGCAACCGTTTAGCCTGGTCAAGCCCTTAGCCGGTGCCGGCATCGGGAGCTTCCCGGATACTGCCTTCTCAATGTTCTGCTTGGCGCGGATCGCCTCAAGACGCAAGGACATTTCCTGTGCCGTCGGCTCGGGTCGCGCCGGCGCCTTGACCGGCTCGGCTACATCGTTGCCATCGTGGTCATCATCGCCGACTACCCCCACCATGGCTGCCAACTGGCACCGGCGAAGATAGGTGGTCATCCCCACCAGGGCATGCGCCGTGGTTGGTAGCGGCACTTCGATCGTGGTGCTGCGGCTCTCGTCACCAAAGTACAGGTGCGTACCAACGCCGAGAACGCCGCCGACGCCAAAGACTGACTGAGTGACGGCAATGCCGTGCTTTGCCAGGACAGGTCGGATGGCATCCAAGTGTGCCGCCAATGATGCGTACTTAGACACCTTGCCGCCATTGCGGAAAGCGCCGTTTTCCCGGTCAAACACTGGATTCTTCAGTTCAACCTGTGCCGCTGCCAACGCGGAAACGAGGGTACTTGCGGTATCTGCCTTCGCCATGCTGTGCTCCTCTCATGAAGCAGGCGAAGGATGCGCCCGAGTCCGTCGTGGTCTCAGTCAGCGCATCCTTACGCATGCCCTAAGCCTATCGACCACTCGAGAAGTTTGCAACAGAATTCTGGAAAGCCACCCCGGCGTTGCCTTGTTTAGCGCTGCCTTGCGCTTGGCGCACCCGCCGCAAGGCTTTACGCCTACGGCAGTTGTGGCTGCTGCTACTACGTCACCGATGCCTGGCGTCACTTCCGACTTGCCCACAAACTCCAATTCACCGTCGGGCAGGATCTGCGCTACGGCCATGCGAGTCACTCCGGCGTGGATGTACTTGATGCGGATCATTAGAACCCTGTCACGGTAATGGTTGATGGAACGCCAGCGCGGCTAATCGGCGATGTCACCGAGCCGCACAGATCAGGAATAGCCGTACAGCCTTGGTTCAATTGCCGGCCGCTCAATCTCACAAGGTAGTAAAGGCCTTCAGCCATCCAAGTATCAGTAGTTGCTTTGCGCCTTTGGTATGTGCATTCCATTGATTGCGTCAGGCACACGGTTTGTGAAGTCACGTCGCAATTCTGATCGGTTTGCGAGTACGTGACATTGTCGCCAGCAGTAATAAAGATCACGATCGTGCTTGTGTTGTAACACGCGCCACTGCGGCCGCAGCTAGAAGAGAATTCTTGATCGCACGCAACTGCAAGAAGCGGGATAACTGTATCTCCGCCATCACATGAAACCGTCGACACAGAACTAGTAAACGGTCTCTCTGAATTGCAAATACCACCATTGTTGGTAGCACCGGCAATGACAAATGTGCCACTGTAATTGCTCGTAGCTACTGCTTTGCTGTTTGATCGGCATTGAGGATCGTTCGGATCGCAGTTAGGCGCGTAAGTAATGTAGTCCTGCTGAAGCGCTCGGGGCGTGCAATCAGTGTGGGCAATGAATTCGCTGCCTGGATCACATAGCGGTGGGACGTTGATCCCATAGGCAAGCGCTTGAATAGATCCCGAAACGCTAAAGGTGTAACTACGGGCCGGGAACGTAGACGGAAACGTGATGTTGCAATCCGCCCGCTCTGGCATGACGTCAGGCGGTGGTGGTGGTTCTTCACCAGTGCAACAGCAAATCCGCCGTCGGCTCATTTGCCGCCCTGCCGACGGCAGTAAATGTAGCCACCCACTACGCCGATCACGCCAAGCATGATGCCGAACCAAAGACTACCGATGAGGCTTTCCGCCGAGGAAATAATGATCATTTTTTTGCTTTCTTAGCGTTGACTGGTCTGAACTTCCGAAACGTGTTTCCGACTGAGCATCCACCCGCAAACGTGACTACGAGTAGCGCCACCATCCAGATCGTGTATTGGGTTGTAGTCAGCATTCCTTATCTCCGTGGTATGTACATGTAGATCAGTGCACCGGCTACGAGCACCGATGCGCCGATGCTCATGTAGGTCAGCGTACTGAAGATCGGATGGGTGTCATCGCTGACATACGGTATGGCTTGGTGCACCGCGTTGGCTTGCGCCTCAATGCTGTCAAGTTCGGCGCTTGCCCGCACCAGGTACGCACGTGCCAGCGCAGCACTGGCCGCGCTCGATGTCGCTGCTTGTGAGATCATCGCCGTCTGCGAAGCGCATCCAGTCAATAGGCAAGCGACGATGACGGCGATGTAGATCATGTCATGATCGCCTGGAATGCCAAATTAACGGCGAAGCGGTAACCAGCCTGACTCAGATGCGCTTCAATAGTTCCGTATTTATCGCTGTAACTAGTCCCGGTTGGCGTGATGTTTACAAAGTGGACTACAGGATCTCCAACAAGTGAAGAACTTGCGGCCGCGTTAGCACCGATTGGCGAGAATGTTGATGTCGAATGCGAGACGGTGCAAATGATTCCGAGATCCGCTGATTCACCGCCAGCAGTCTGCCATGCCGTCTTGCACTGAGCAATGATTGCTTGGGTGTTTGATACATAATTCGCAGTGCAAGTTGCCGTGCCGTCATTGATACCCATGTTTATAAAGACGATCACGCGCTTCTTTGTTGCTCCTGCGGTTGTCTGTCGTTCGATCGCTTGCTTGAAATAGGTGGCAAGCGTCAGACTTCCGCAGCCTGTTGCATCAGATAGCGATGCGGCAATAACCGATGTAGTGCCGCCTGAATAGTTTTGCAAGTTGGTCACTGCAAATCCTGGCACACCCGAACGGAAGATAGAACGCATCAAGCAGATCACCGGGCCAGTAGCGGTGGTGTTGGCGTTGAAGGTCGCCGCTTGTTCTAAACGCGTGCCGCTTGCCGACCAAGATTTATCCAGTATCTGAATTGTCGGCGTAGATGTTGCGTTGTGAACATTGTTGTTTGCTTGTGCCGAAGCATCAGCGCCTGACACGGCAGCGTAAACCCAGGTGCGCACGACTGCTGTGCTTTGATTGATACCGCCGACAAGAACTAGCCGAAACGTAGCCGCGTGTTGGCAACTTAGCGCAGTTGATACGCTTGAGTTGTGGCCAAACTTCATCCAAGTATCTGTATACGCTTGAGCACTTGTTGATTCTAAATACGCTGCTTCTTTAGTTGCTCCCGGTGAAAGCAGTCCGCGCTTCCAAATGTTGTCAAGCAAAGTAGTTCTATTTGCTGTACCCGTGTAGTGCTTTGACCACACGTTCCCATAGGTGGTTGCGATGACTGTTTTCGCTAGTCCATAGTTCCCGTCAGAAGGAGCACCGCCTTTTAGTTGGGTGGTAGTGTCCGAACCACATTCGGCAAATTGCGTTCCGTATTCGTTGACCACATTATCAATCGCGAGACTATCCCACAAACCTCCGGCGTATCCACGCGCGCCAGTTGCGTCGTAGTTTCCTGCATTCGAATCACCAATCACGAAGAAGTCGCAATAGCCAGTGCCTGCGAGAAGGTCAGTCATAATTGACTTCACTTGGGATCCACCACCGAGCATTGCCTTGCGAAACATTGAGGTGAACATCAGATGGTCTCCGCTGAGGTGCGAAAGCCGATAGTGGCTACATGTTTGTTCAGTGACGGCGTAGTTGAGTTGTGTAAATGAATCACTAGCGTTCCCCATGAGTTAGACGGATAAAGATCGGTCATGGTCGCTGTGAGCTTTAGGAGAAACGTACCGGTCGCGGCTGTACCGGTGACGTTGCCAGTACTCGCCAGTGCGTACGAACCGACCGTTACGTTTGCGCGGACGTTGTAGCCCGTGTAATCGAATGCGTTAGCAGTACCTTCGGTCTCAATCGTCCCGGCAAGTGACCATTCCTCTCCAGGGACGATGACTTCGGACGGATACGAAAGCGCTAGGTCTAGGTTTGGCATTTATTCCTCCGCGGGTGTGCATCGCACTGGGTTTGGTCGATCGAAGTACGCGAAGACGGCGCCGGCACTGTCGTGGCAGATGTGCAGTTCCACCTTCGCGCTGAGTTGCGTAGTTGGCCAGACGTTTGTGATGGTGTTGTATTGACTGCCAACCGGCCCGATGGTCGCAGCTGGGGTGACCGAAATATTCATGCCGTCGACGATGTTTAGCGTGTTGTGCCACTCGCGAAGGTTCACCGCGGCGGCGTATGTCCCACTTAGGTCTGCTGTTGGAACAGTGATGCCACCACCGGTAATCGGAGTCGGGAACCATATTTTGACTGAGTACGTCCATCGGTTGTCCGAATACAGCGTGGCAGATTCGATCGATGCTAGAACAGATTTGGTGGGCGCCTTGGCAAACGCTTCACCCTGGGCAAACTTAATGCCGGCGGCGTTGGCAGTTGCCACACGCTGAGTCTGCGCGAAACCGTTCATAGCGAACCGTGTCAGGCCGCCGTACAAGTTCCCGTTAAAGATGGGGTTCTGGAAAGCCATTATGCAATTGCCAGTGGTTTCGGGTTAGTCAACGCGGCCAGATCCAATGCTGACAAGATGCCGGAGAACGCTGAGAGCGTGTCGTACCGTTGCAGGAACACAACTTTGTCGACTTGCAGAATTGGGATACCACCGATAGTGACGCCAGCAACCAACACTGGTTCGCCGGTCGGATTCGGCGCGGGGATCTGCTCAAGGTGGTACCAGGCGTCATAAAGGAACGTGTGGCTCATCCGGTAGTAGTTGTCTTCCGGTGCCGTCTGGAAGCCCTGGTAAAGCAGCGTTCCGATTGGAAAGCCGAGAAACACAGCGCTGTTCCGATTGCCTACGTAAGACGTGTAAACCGACCACAGTGGTTCAGCAGCTGGGCTCCCTTGCGGAAGCGTTCTGTCGTATTGCGTTTCAATCGTTACAAGTTGCTGCGGTACGTCGTAGACCTTGGGTTTTCCGTTAGTGTCAACGGCTGTGCCGCCGATATCTCCAGCACCCGAAAACGTCACTGTTCCGTTCGTTGGGAAAGTAGGACTCTTGCGGTACAT